GGGGAGGTAATCCAGGCCGGAGATTTGCTAAGGCACAGAAACGCCAGATCGAGAGAGACCGAGCCAAAAAATAGCCCGTCCAAAGGCGTCCAAGATAGGTCCATGATCTAATGGACATTCGAACCCCCTTGAGGACTGGATCCTCGAGGGAATGTCCAACATGTCCACCAAATTCTAATTAATAATGGGTTTATATCTATGTAAATTTTCTTTTTAGGTTTTTTCTTGGACATGTTGGACATTATATAAACGATCTAGTGTTTATCGAGATCGACCTGTCCATTAGATCCTGGACATAGTTGGACATGCTTGGACATTCCCTAGGGATAAACCTATGGATAACTCTGTGGATAACTCTGTGGATAACTTTTCGAGATAGCTATCTATTATAGACAGAGAGGGCGTTTAGCCTGTGGATAACTCTGTGGATAACTCTGTGGATAACTCTGTGGATAAGATGTCCAAAACTTTTCTATATATACATTTATTAAAAGTTTTGGACGCCTCCAAACGATAGAGACCCAGGACGGATCCTGGGCCTCACCTTTCCCTTACATATGAAAGACGGGCTTTCCATCTCTCTCCAGTAATATAACCAAAAAAGCTCCGGAGGGGCGTCCAGAGCTTTAAAGATTTTCATCTATTGACGGAGATTTGGATATTAAATCCTGAGAGGTTTATATCTCCATCTCCTCCGGAATGTCAATTCAAAATCTCGGAGATCCAGGAGGGTCTCGAATATTTCCTTTTCCTCTGCCCTGGAGAGATTACCCTCTCGAGCCCACAGAGTAGCGATACATTGACAAGTAAAGCGAGAGGGGACCGCTCCTCGGTTTCTCCATTTATAGATCGTCTCGACATGGATCCCCAGCTCCTCGGCGAGTTGACGATTAGAGAGCCCTCGAGACTTTCTCCATTCATGGATCAAATATCGGATCATCATAGACCCTCCAGATAGTCCCAGAGCGTTAATTGTGCCTTGCTATCCAGATAGTCCTCGATAGCTTGATCGGCTCGCCCCTCGATTATTGGGATATATTCGTCCTGGAGCTCACAACCTATACAGGAGAACCCCTCGAGGATGGAGGCGGCGAGAGTGGAACCAGAGCCGGCAAATGGATCGAGGACCACTCCCCCCGGAGGACATAGGAGCCGGATTAACCATCTAAGGATTTTTATCGGCTTGACTGTAGCATGATGATTAGCTCGATTAGGGGAGGCGTGACCATCAAATCTAGCGCCCTCTCCATTCCCGAGATTAAACTTAGATTTGCACTCCTGAGATTTGAGGTGATCTAGACCTTTCTCTCTCTCGGAGGCGGAGGGTTTAGGACAATAGTAGATATTCCCCGGCCATAGTCCGAGAGGATGATTAATTTTAGCTCTCGGATCCATAAAAGGCCAGGCGTCCTCCCCTTGAGCATGTCTCGAGGCGTCTATATTGATAGCTCCGGTTCCGGTCGCTCTCATTTGAGCCGTTATAGAGCTCTCCTGGAGAGGCTTGCGAGCGAGGACGGCGGGCTCCTGAGACGGCTTAAGATTAGTCCCCCATCCATTCCATTTAATGGCGTCCGAGTGTTTAGGCTCATAAGGAGGGAGCCCGGTCTGGAGATCAGCTCCATCCTCACTCTTTGGCCTCGCCTGGTTTGTCATGTGTTTAAGTGCGCCCTTTCCTCTCTGCTTTATGAGCCCCTCCTGTTTATCTATGGAGAGCGCTATATTTTGAGATTTAGGGAACCCTTGAGAGTAGATCCAAGAGATCATGTCTCGGAGCTCGAACCCGGCGTCCTCTATTGAGACGGCGAGCCGGTGATAAGTACGAGTAGCCGAAAAAGCGACCAAATGTCCTCCAGGCTTTAAAACTCGGAGTATTTGGCTCCACAATTCCGGATCATGCGCTATCCCGCTGCTGTCCCAGGACTTAACATGACCCAGGGCGATCTCATAAGGCGGATCCGTTATTACTGCATCGATCGAGGCGTCCGGGAGGCGCTTTAAGGTCTCCCGGTTATCACCTCTGAATATTTGATATTTGGGTCTCTCAATATTCATTATTCGTCCACCTCGAAATCATCATGCAGAAATACAGGCCACCGCTCCTCTCCTAGGTGATTTTCAGGAGAGATATTAAAATCGAAGTGCTCCAGGGCGCTCGCTCGATCTCCAATTTCGACGGTGAGGAGATCGATAATCTCATCATAGCTATAGATTAGCCGATCTCCGAAGAAATCATATCCGAGAACAGCTCGATCAAATAGAGACCGGGGCTCCAGAATGATCGCCTCCGAATGCTCATGAATGCCTAGCTTGATTACATTCTCGACTATTTCAGATCCAGTCATAACTCCTCCATTTGGCTTTAAGTTTCCATTTCAACCGATCCAAAAAGGACGCCCTGGAGAGATTATGATAGAGATAGCGAGCGTCTCTCATGTCAAATAGAGCACAATGCGCATTCTCCGCACTCATCCCGAGGAACGCTCGAGCGGAGCTCATTCCGAGACGATTTAGCCCAATTGGAGATAAATGCTCATGAACTAGCGTCATCGTATCCACTCCTCGGACCGGGAGCGGCTCGAGATTTTCCGGCTCGAACCAGGCGTTCAAATAATGGAGATCAAATTGGATATTATGACCTATATAGAGGGCGTTTTTATTATTGAGGAGCTCATGGATCCCCCTTGCGCATTTATGCCAGGAGGACAAAATATAACTTTTCATCCGAATATTATAATTATTGACCGAGAGCGCCTCTGGATGATGATCTCCCGGCTTATAAGGTAGAAATCGCCATACATGCTCCGAATAGCTCCCGTCCTCCGCCTCGAGACCGATAGCGAGCTCCAGGATCTCTCCATAAAAGCCTTTACTCCATCCCGGCTCTAATGAGGAGGTCTCTATATCAATAAACATTTTAATCATTGATCACCTCCGAAATTACGGATCGAGCCGGTGAAATCACAGAGCCCCCATTTAGCGCACCCTGGGTTAACTTTTGTCTCCATATCAAAAAGCTTTAATTGCTGTCCTGATAATTCGTCTCGGCTCCATTTATAGACCTCTTGGATAGGCCCTCTCCGATAAAAGGGGCGTGTCAGAAATCCAAATTTTTCCTCTACATTGATTAGAACATTTTGCGCTTTATGATCCGCCGGATAATGAGCTCTCGTTTTTTGTGCTAGAAATCGCTCTACTCTATCGATTAAATCTATACGAGATTGATCTAATAACTTAATTGCTGCTTTACTATCGGCATAAATACAAGGCCAGCACCCGACCCGAGATAATCCATTTAAATAAAGCTGATTAGGCACTAATCCGAACCGGTGGTGAATGTCGATAACGTCCTCCTCCGTCCAATTATATAGTGGTCTCCAGAGCCAGGCGTCCACATGTGGGTTCCATTCAAATTCTGAGACCTGAGAGCGTTTCTGGCTCTCCTCTCTCCGAACTCCGACTACATTAATAAAATCATTTTCGAGCGTCTCAAAATATTGATTTAAAGGGTCGAGTTTTAATTCACGAGTACACCACTTAGTAAAATATGAGGGCCACATATACTTTTTAAATACTTGACGGATCATGGCACTTGGACGCCCTAATCGAGCCTCCTCCTCCAGAATAAAAGCCTGGGTCTCATCATCAAATTGATCGAGGGGCGTAATATTAGAAACCCGGTGAATTGGACCGATCGTCTTTTCGAGCTCATCGAGATATTTATATGTCTCCAGGCTCTCCCATCCAGTATCCGCAAATATGCGTTTAAAATCGGAAGTACTATATCCATTCTCAAATAAGAATAGACATGTCGCCGTACTATCTTTTCCACCGGAGACCGAGACGATTAACTCGGATCCATCCTCGAGGCGCTCCAGGGCCTCCTCTGATAATTTAAATTTACTCATTTGTTTTTAATCTCCATACTCGAGGCCGTTTCTGAGTAGTCATAGGATGAGAGGAGGGCCGTAATTGCTCCGCTCCTATGGATTGAAGGATAGCCGTTATCCGCCTGGCGTATCCTGAATTACGATATGGTTTCTCAAGTCCTAATTGGTCGAATATTTGATCCATTAGAACGCCGGTGTCTCCGAACTCCGAGAGGAGACCCTGGATAGAGGGAACCCAGGGATCGTCCACCACAAAAGACTTCTGATATTCCTGGAGCTCCGTCTCATGATCTCCCTCGAGCCACCACCTCTCTCCATTTTTAAAGCGATAGACGGCCTCCGCCCAGATCTGATCTCGGTCTCTCCGGAGGCCCTCTATATCAATCGCTCCAGTATTGACAGGCCAGTAACGGCGGTTCCCGGTGCTATCTGTCAAGAATGCGAGCTCATTAGTCGTAGAGGTGAAAACGAGAGAGCGCTGTCTCTTGACTGGAGCCTTAGCATAACTCGGACGGTATCGATCGGAGGGGCTCGAGAGGAACATCTTAGCGTTCTCATTATCTCGATTTTTGAGACTATAAAACTCCGCTAATTCCCAGATCCAGACCCCGCTCTGGTGTATGAGCTGATAGCTATCCTTGGATCGAATATCGAGGTGACTATCCGAGAAATATCCATCCCCGGCTAGCACTCGGAGAGAGGTGGATTTTTTTGCGCCCTGGGGACCGCATAGAATGAGGACGGTATCCACTTTGCATCCAGGGCGGAGGCCTCGAGCGACACAGGAGATAGCCCACCGGAGACCGATCTCCCGGAGGAGGGGTCGATCCTCCACTCCCCAATATTCTTGTAGAATGGACCCGATCCGATCGGCCTTATCCCATTTTAAAGATTTGAGGTAATCCTGGAGAGGATGATAAGAGTTATCTCGAGCTCTCCGAATGATCAGATCATAAAGTGGCTCCTTTCCAATTGAGACACGATAGATCCGAGAGAGCCATAAAGACAGCTCCGTTATGTGGTGATCCTCGAGGAGGTGATCATCCTCCCATATTTCGTCCGAGAACTCATTATAGCGATAGCGATCTCGGAGGCGGCTATCTAAACTCATAATTCGATAAATGTTAAGTTTGGTCTTGAGAGGGCGTCCTCTCTCGAGTATGACCTGTCTCCCGGCGTGGTCAGTCTCCACCCGATCCGAGGTTCGGTCCAATTGAGCCAGGACATTATCCTCGGCTCGATCTATAGGCTTTAAAAAGCCCGCTAATTCTGCGATTTGATCTCTATCCATTATTTCTCCATCAGTAAAAGATCATATAAGTTTATGAAATATCCACATGAATTCAGGTGATTACATGTGGCGCTAGATTTTTGTGTCGGATCTATAGCAAACCATAGATCCTCCCGTCCACAGGATGGACATATCATCCCACGGGCTATCCCGTCCTCTGATATTTTGGCCCCTAATGCCTCCGCCGCCCTTCTCCGAGCCTCCGGATCAGTCTTGAGAGACATATAAACCGCCTTGTCCTCATTATAGGCATAAACGGCTTTTTGATATGTTTTTTGTATTTGTTTTGGTTTCTCCTCCTTTTCTGGAATGTGGCTATAGTCGAGTTTTAAGTATTTGCCGTTATGAAGATTTGAAAACTCCAGGGCCTCTCTGGTTCCTATATAGTAGAGCCTGGAGGCGTCCGAACAAACCCCGTCTATCTCGCATCCAGTCCGAGATTGAAAGATCTCTTTTCCGGCTCTCCAGGCTCTCCTCCATTCAGCTCCGGGAACTGGACGCTTTAAGGGGAGGATTAGTCTCCATTTCGGAGCCTCTGGTTTATGTGAAAACGTCGAGTGAGCATAATAGCGATAATCACTAAATAGATTATGCATGTCGAACGGAGCTCCGTCGTCTATGTCATAGACTAGACATGAGACGGAGATCACATTCGATTTAGCTCTGAGCTGTCCAGGGGCGTATCTCGCCGGGCTCCAACAAAGGAGATCCTTCTTTTTCGGAGGCTTGCTCCAGGAGGCCGGCCGAATGATAGTCCCGAGACGCTCCGGGGGCTCGAGGGTAAACCCTCCGCCTTTATTGTCGAAACAGGACGCATAAAGCGTTAAATGTAGCCCTCGAGGATCTCTCATTACTCCGCCTCGAAAATGTAAAAAACCGTATATGGTTTATCAAATGTGGAGCCGTAATATTTTTTTGCTGTCACTTGAGAGACGATATTATCATCCGTCCAGATCCCGCTTTTAGATATGCCGTCCAGAACTAATTTGATAAGATTATCGAGATCGGGTTTAGTCCCTTTAATCACTCTCCCTCCCTTCCTCATTCTTTTTGGTCGAGAGTGTGTAAAATCCATTACGACATGAACAGGTTTAGAGATCGTCTCGATCTTCATCGTGTGATCTTCATAATCTCGGATAGCCTGGACCACTCCCTCGAGCGCCTCCTCCGTTTTTTTCGGAGTATAGACACGCCCGGTCCGAGTAAATCGAGGGCGACCCATAGCGACCGGCTCTCCAAGTATGAAAAAGGGCCCTAATCTAATCATCCAGGACCTCCACAATTTGAGCCGTAATCTCGAGGGTCGACAGCTCCTCTCCGCTCTCACGATAAGCAAGGTGGAGAGCTGTAGAGAGACGGCGGATATTTTTCGATTTAGGCTTGACCTCTCCAGAGACATATCGAGAGAGGAGACTAATATCGACGCCGCTCAATTTAGAGAGCTGCGTATAGTTGAGATCCAGGCGTTCCATTTGAGCCTGGAGCCATTCTGAAAAGTGCATTTATGACCTCCTGGTTAGTGTGTGCACTTTTCAGACTTAAACTTTTATTTGCACAATTGCAAAATATATTTGCATATTTGCATATTTGCATTTAACTTAATCATGAGAAATCAATCTCACATAAACCCGAGGAAAACATGTCATATCTCAAGTATTGCACCCTGGATGAAAAAAAGATCGTTGTTCAGCTTGTCACAACAATTCTATCAACAAATAAAAGTATCTCAGTAAATGACGGAGAGGAGTGGACCCTTAGCAAGTCCACAAATAAATTAGATATTTTAAAAGCGCTTAATAGTACTGATCATGATCTATTGCGTATCCGTTGCGCAGAGACGAACGAGCGTCTCGGATGGATAATCCTAATTTGGGATAATAATTATGATCAACCCTCATCCGTAATTTGTGATCATGCGGCGAATGATTACACAGAAGCTCTCATAAACCCAATCTTAGAGCAATGGAATTAATAGGAGAAACCATGATCTCACAAATCATTATAGACATTCACAATTGGGCATACTTGACCCATTATCTAATATTCGCCTCTGCGCTCTGTCTCTGCGCTATATTTTGGGCGTATTGTACTATCGACCTCAAAGGAGATAACTCATGAGTAAAACCCATTTTAAACAGCCTCTCGCTAATTTCCTCCTCCCTTTTCCCTCTGGGGATCTCGAGTGGAGAGCGGGCTCAGTCTCAAAAAAAGGAGATAAGGTCCAATTACTCCCGTATATCACCGCTCGAGCCGTAATGGATCGCCTGGATAATGTGGTCGGTCCTGAAAACTGGAGAGCCGAGTATCATAAAACACCAATTGGAGAGGGCCTCGAATGCCGTCTCTCGATCCAAATGAAAGACGGCTCCTGGGTGACAAAAACGGACGCCGCCGAGCCGTCTAATATCGAGCCTATAAAGGGGGCCTATTCGGACGCCTTAAAGCGAGCGGCGGTCCACTGGGGGATCGGTCGCTATTTGTACACCTTGGACGTTCGGTGGCATCAAATAAAGGATAAGGGCGATATTTATATCTCCTCGAAAGGTCGCTTTATTGGATATGCAGATATTCCCGCTCTCCCTCTCCAGGCGCTCCCTCCGTCGACCCCCTCTCCAGAGCCTCCTCGAGTATCAGCTCCAGTCCAAAAGACAGAGCCTGTCCAGGAGACAGAGGAGGAGGAGAGAGACCCAGGGTGGAAGAATGATCAGAAATGGTTCTGTGCCAAATGTGATCAATATGGAGGATACGCTAATATTAAGGCGTGGACCCTAGAGAATAATTGGGGTAAACCCTCCGCCTGGACTACAGAGCGCCGTCGAAATTTCGTGATGAAATTAGGCAAATCTCCAGACATGATCCCGCCGGCCTGGAGATAAAATGAAAACGATATACAAATCCCCAATTCTCCAAATGCTCCGCTTTAAAGTAAAGGAGATCCGATTAGCTCAAGAATATCAGATCGAGAAATGGCCCCAAATGGATCGAGAGGAGAGAATGGAGATAGTCGGATATATCCGTCTCCTGAGAGTGGAGATTAGAGATCTCCTGGGCAAGATAAACTTTTATAAATAGATAGATCTATCTCTTGACCATGTTATTAATTCTCTGGAGAGCTACTCTCTGTTTATTTGGTTAATTGGTACCCCCCGGATAGTCCGGGGGGTTTTCACTTTTAGGCTATGCCTTGATTACTTGTTTCCAGTCTGTACCATTACAAACCACCAGGGCCGCCTCTCCCGCCGCTAATGATACAATAGTCGCCGCTGCGTCATTCTTGACCACTAGAGCATTAGTAGCGCCCGCATTTGTGATCCAGAAATAGATACCTTCCTCCTCCGCCGGGAGATTGACATCATAATCAGAACCGCCTCCGTCTAGAACTTGGAATGTGGAGCTCGCTACTGTGAGAGTATCGTCTCCGGTAATAGACGCCACTCGGACGCCGCCTAAGAATTGAATGTGTTTTCGCACCTGAAAAGGAGCCTCGTTGTTATATGCCATTTTTAGCCTCCATCGCTATTTGTGGTCTTTTGCTTATTATCCTCGAGTTTGAGGTAATACTTTATTTCTTTAACATCGTTTTCAACCGGATTAATTCGAGCGTGGAGCCCGCTTATCATTTTCCGATATATCTCTCGGTTCTCCTGGCTATCTCTCTCCATTTGCTCGAGCCGTCCGATTATGGCATCGACTTGAGACATATGTCGATCAATCACCCCAGGGAGGATCTTTCCGGCGTATCGAGCGAGACCCCAGAGGAGAGAAACCGCTAGCGCTAAAGCGGAGGCGGGTCCAGTTAATATCATCAATATACTATCATCCATTATTCACCTCTCCTCCATTTGTGGATCCCGGCGGCTATCGCAAATCCGAGTTGAGCCATTCCGGCCTTATTAAAATATTTTTTATGACCCTCGAAGTCTATAAAAGCGGGCTCGCTACAGATAGCGACCGGGCGTCCTACTCCTTTAATCGTGTAATAGGCGTTTTTGGTCCAGTCCGCTCCAGAGCATGGTATTTTTTTGGTAATCTCGAGACCGGCTAAATCCTCCAAGGCATCACATATTTTTGAGGCGAGATCCGCCCCGGCTCCGGATCGGTGATCATAAAACATCGATCCATAATTACCGCCCCCGGCGTTAAAATGCAGAGCGAGATAGACCTGAGGACCCTCATATCTCGAGGACATTTCATTAACTCGAGCGTGTCTCTCTGAATAGGAGCCGTCCGAGATAGGTATCACATGATAATCGAGAGCTCGGAGAGATTTCTCTATCTCGATCGAGAGATAGCCCGTCCAGATAGCCTCCGCCTCCTCTATACTCTCCACTCCATCTCCATCCAGATCGGAGACCGCTCCGAGACTATCCAGGCGGCGGATTTGTCCGGAGTGCTGTCTATCCAAAAAAACTAACATTAGCTTACTCCTCTCGAGGTGGTGAATGGATTATCCTCGATTAATATATCATAGACCCAGGAGGTCCTATCCCACTTTTTGGATACAATTGTCGCTATCTGTTCCTCGAGATAGAGAGAGGCGGAGGTCAATCCGATAACATCTCCGACCATTAAAAATCCATATCTCGGAGCCGCTCGATACTGGATCCGCCTTTTTACTAGACAGGAGCTCCGGAGAAGATAGCGAGCCACTCTCCCGGCGGTCCCTGTATCATAGATATAATCACTCTCGATCACATTCCGTCTCACTCCATATCTCTCCTGAGACAATTTAGCGTATCCATCTCGATCTATTGTCACCGTCTCATAATCGAGATCATATCCGATCGAATAGTAGCTCATAAAAGATCCCGATCCATCTTTAGCATAACGGAGCTCAATAACATTGTATATTTCATCCAGGCTATTAGCCGCCTCGAGAGCTGACACTCTCTGGAAATCTGAGCCCTCGAGAATGTGGGTAGTAAAATGTATTTTTGTACCTTGGAAATACTGGAGATAAATCACCGGGCGGAGGCCATAAGGTCCAGAGACTACAGAGACGGGCATAAGGGGGAGAATATTCTGATTTAGCCAGTCCCAAGAGGTAACGGTCGGATCATTCACATAGCCGGCGAATTGATACTGATTTAGGAGATCTGAGACAGCTCCCCAGGCGGTCCAATCGACCTCCATTCCCGTCTTTGATAGAGCGTATCGAATGAGGTCTCCTCCGCCCTCGAGGATCCCCTCTCCATAAGGGTTTAAATGAGAGCCCGCATAACTCCCGCCGGCGCCTGGATTATACCACTTCGTAAAATAGGATTTGCTCGAATGTCCCGTATCGTCCGGTTCATAGACAGAGGAGCCATGAATATCCACATAAGAATATACAACGCCATTACTATCCTTGCTCTCCTGGACTGAGACAGTAGCTATTCGATAATCTCCATCTCGGATCATTACTGTAGAGGCCTCAACTTTATGGCCCGCTATCATGAGATAGTCATGGTTAGGAACCCCCTCTCCTCCGCCATGTCGGCTCTCAATTGGATAAGCCGGGGTGGAGTGGAGATTAGGAACGTTCGATCCATCCGACCGGATAGAATTGGAGGGATTACCAAAAACGAAAGGGTACGCTTTTCCGGGACCTATATCCTCCGGGAGATATGGAAATTTTCCAGTATTGATCAGATCGTCTCTGTCTATCAGATAGCCGCTCATGTCATAAGGTTGTTGTTCTATCGAGAACGCCGCAAATCCGACCGGCTCCTCTGGATCTCCGATAATTGGCTGACTAATCTCCCCCTTAAATAATAGGATCCGCTCCTCCCAAGTCTGGAGAGGAGCTCCACCTCGAGACATGATATAGGAGAGCTCCGCCCTGGAGCCGTCTAATATTCTCCCCGCTCTAAACTCTTGGACCATATCCACCGGAAAAATGACAGAGACGGAGATCGAATTAGCCTCGACCGATATATCAAATAGATCGGCGGCCTCTGTATAGTCCAGGGCGTCCAATTGACCCTCGAATGGTAATTCGCCGCCATTATATGAGACCTTGATCGGAATATTGGAGAAACGATAGAGGGCTCCTCCCCAATTGACCTCCAGGAGCCATATCAGATCCGCTCCTGAATATTCCCTCTCATCCAGTATCCGTCTAAACATCTATTTGATCTCCTCGAGGATAACCGAGCCTATCCGATAGACCTCTCCAGAGCCGAGACCCTCGAGCTCATCTCCGAGGATGGAGGTTATTTGGACCGGCCTCGAGATCCTGGAGGTCATGTGGTCCGCCCGGCGGTTAAAGACTTGGACCACGTTATCTCCATCTATAGAGCCTCCGAATGAGGGGATATAGACGGTTTGATGAACGCCGCCCTCGAGATAGCGATAAAAGCCCTGGAGAGCCTGTGGAGCGTCTCCATAATTGGCGATAGCGTCTCCTCGATTTGAGCCTCTCCAATAATCCGGTTCTGGGTTGACCTCATAAAGAGCGCTAATATCTACTCCATCCGTCCATGAGATCCGAACCGTCCGTCCGTTATTTCCGGTATTTCTGGAGAATATTGTCCCGTCTAAGGTCTCTATATCCTCGATCCCCTGGGTCTCTGTTATTTGCCGTCCTCGGCTATATTGACGCCCCGGAATGAAAAGGGGCCCGGCGGTTATTAGTCCGATCTCCAGATACTCCTCGAGGGTCTCCTGAGACGATATTAGGATCCCGATCGCCTTTGTATCTCTCCAGGAGGTGCTCTGATTATCTAGATAGATAACGGCGGCCACGCTATCCGGAATGATAGTCGCCGTTCCGGAGGTCGGCTCCGAGCCGTCTATCCCCTCGAGAGTGAGGACGGCAAATTTAGAGCTTGTCTGGATGAATGGCCCCTCTGAATTACTCGCCACTTTTCGGAACTTTACATTCCCGGCGCCGTCGTCTAATTTGACCCTCCATCCTCGACATTCATTAAACATGAAATAAGGAAAATCAACAGCTCCAGGAGAGGCGCTCGAAAAGATAGAGGCTCCGGTCCGAGTAAAGCCTCCACTATAAACCGAGTTATCCACCGTCCCAATATTTATCCATGCGGATCCATTATGTCTCTGGATAGTGAAGTTTTGAAAATTGACATTATCTAGGCACACTCCGAGAATATCATTCTCGAGCTCCGTCACCTCTTGAGACGGATCGACATAAAGAGCAATCCGAGCGGAGGGATTAGGCCCCGGAGAGGTCACAGGAGATCTCCAGGGCGTCCTCTTGGATGGAGAGATCGTGTAGATAGTGTTCTCGAGTGGATAATCAAATCTGGGTTCTATTTGCCATTGATCGACCTCCTGGGTAGCTCCGTCTCGAGTGGAGATAAATAAATCTCCGTCCAATTTGACGCTAAATCCGAGCCCTGGATACGGACGGCTCCAGAGCTCTCTATCATTCTGACCGAATGCCAATTGGAGACCGGTCCGGGCGTCTGCGGAAAAGTGACATTCATAGAGATCGAGGTCTCGAGTGGAGCCTGTGGATATGGCTCCAAAATAGATATAATTCGAGGTTGCACTCCCGGCGGTTAGGCTCGAGCTATTTGCTATCTCGCTCCAAGTCCGAGGAGAGCCGCTCGCATTTGATCGATACCAAGCATAAACATTAGACCCGGAGACCGCTAAATATACATCTGTCCCCAGGGTATTATCTACCGATCGAAAGGAGCCTATCCGAGCCCCGGCGACTTCATCATAAAGATCGAGGAGAGAGGCGCTCGCTCGAATGGATACTTTATAGGAGGTCGAGCTCCCGTCCGAGATTTGCACCTGAAGAACCGGCTTTAAAATTACTCCGGTATTAACGGAGAAATGGAGGCGGGCTATGATCCCACTATCTAAGCCTCCAGTGTATCCAGAGCGGCTATAATATCTCTCATCTCCCGCACCTGTCGATATATTGACATATCCATTCTGTAGAGTTTGAGTAGCCGCTCCATTTGCTGTCCATCCGAGAGAGCCGGGCAATTGGAGAGGTATCCAATTAACGCCCCATCTCATTCTCTCAGTATCTCCAGAGAATGTCCTATATGGAGGAGCTGTAAGAGTGGAGTATCCTCCGAGCTGAAAACATCCGAGAACCTCGTTATAGCTCGAGGCGGCGCTCCCGGCGGTATTATGAAATAGGAGACCCTCTCCACCTTGAGAACATCCAATAAAGGGAGAGAGATAGAGATTTGAGGCGCTATCCGAATTGTGGATAGAGCTATCCTCATAATTTACAAAAACAGTACTTGAGCCAGAACCCATCCTGGACCAATTTAAACCGCCGTCCTCACTCTGGAGAATGATCGTCTGATCTGCTGTCGTCCCCTGGATAACTCTTGAGACGGCGTAATATTTCCCGTCTCTATCTATCCATACTGAGAGATCGCTCTCATGAGTGGAGGGCGCTCCGCTCTGGAGATTTGTATCTGTATCTATATCATATCGGACGGCGGAGGCGATCGGACTAGAGGCGGAGGCCAGGCGAGCGAGAACAAGGGTCCGAGGAGAGGCGGGATATTCTACGAAGGTCACATTAAATCCACCGTTCACCACCTGGAGATCATGATTAAAAAACCCGCCGTCGTCATTCTCTGCAACCTGTTCGAATGTCAATCCTCCATTAGTGGAGAGATACTGATAGAGGACGCTCTGTGTAAAATTAAGTGTATTATTATGCTTTACGATATGGAGGGTCATTAGGGTTTGTCCTCCGATCGATCGGATCCGTATCCGAGACAGCTCCGCCCCGGCGGTTCCGCTCCCGAATGTCCCTTTATTTTGAATATCGATCGGAAAATCCCAAATATTATTTGGGATCGCATCTGTGGAGACCTGAGACCAAGTCGCCCCGGCGTCCTCTGATTTTTGAATATTCACCTGGGCTAATTCAGTATCTGGATCGATCGTCCAGTGCGCTATCAAGATAGACCCGTCCTCGAGCTCACATATCCCCGAATGGAGAAACCCCTCCGCTAAACTATCGGAGACCGTATAGAGAGAGATCGGGCTCTCATATGTCCCGGAGGTGGTCCGCTTTATAACCATTACATCATAATCGGAGCCGTCCTGTTTCTCTGCCGTAATATAAACGCTCCCGTCCGTAGCCTGGAGAGCGTCTCGAGGTCTAAACTTGAGAGTATTAGAGCCGGCGACCTTCTCCCACCAGGAACAAATATTATATGCGTCTCGCCCGTAAAAGTCACCACTTGTCCCCGGTCGCCATTGCAATTGAGATCGACCCGCTAATCCGACATGTCCAGCTCGGACGGTTCGGACTTGGACTATATCGCCCTCCTCCATTGATCCGGACGCCTGGAGAACCATTGGGCTATTCTGTGAGGCGACCGGAACGCCGGCTCGAGGCGTGCTCTGGAGAGCGGAGGTCTGATCCATCCAGAAGCTGTCAATTGAAAACTTGAGAGGAGAGATAAATCCTCTCATCCGATTTGGGGTTCTATCCTGTCCCATTAGTACGCTCCGGAGCCTTGAGGTTTAAATCTCCGGGTCAAGACAGAGCCTCTCCGGAGTGCACTCCTATTATATCTATCTAGATGTTTAAATGGAGAAATTACTATCACTCTATCTCCAGGAGTGTCTCCTCTCTGGAGTGCATCGATCCCGGCCTCTCCACCTAATCTCCCGACTGTGGCCTCATCCAGTATCGCCTCCCCGGCTTGCGCTCGAACCAGTCTCTCCCCAGGGCGGAGAGGGTCCATATTTCCTATCATGCCCCCCATATCATAAGTCGGCACAGGTTGAGAGAGAACGGCGGCGGTTTGAGCGGCTCCGGAGGCGAGTAGAGCTCCGGTCGCTAAACCCGCTCCGATCGGTCCGAGTTGAGCGGCGGCCTTTGTTATTGCTACAGAGGTATTAATCGCAATGTCAGAGACGGCGGCCGCCTGTCCTAATCGGAATATTCTTTTTGCGCTCTGGGCCGTAAATGCTCCAGTATTTGCTTGTATGGTCATTAGAGCATTCGCCGTTTGAGAGGCGGAGTTAATCATAATATTGAGCGTCTCCATTCGGAGCTCTTTCTCTTTCTGGATCTGTTTCATCTTTTGATTATGCATATAAGCGGCTCGCTCCGCCTCCTTTGCATCGAGGGCCGCCTGGACCGCCGCCTGATCCTGGACGATTAGTCCGAGCTCCATTATCCGCTCTTTCTCCGCCTCAAATTTCATGAGCTGTAATTCTTCCTCGGACATTTGAGACTGGATAGAGGCCTGTGTCATAGCCTCGAGCTCCGTTTTAGCGGCTAATAGATCTCTCTCCGCTTGCTCTCGAGCCTTTAAAGCCTCCGCCTCTGCCTTAGCTCTCTCCTGAGCTGCCTTAGCGGCGGCCTTTTCATCCTCTGCGGTTCTCTGTGCGTTCTTCTGTCGCCGCTCTGCCGATTTAGCCTCCTCCTCCGCTTGCTCGAGGATCTTTCCTCGGAGGTCTCGGAGGTCTGCAACCTTTTGATTAGCCTTTTCAAAACTATCACCGAGATCGAGAACCGCCTCCGCTCCTTTGGTTAATGGTTCTGATAATTGCTCGACCTCAAATAAAGTCTGAGTGGTAATATCGTTTATTTTGTCAAATTCACCAGTGAAAACGGCCCCTATAGAGCGAGCCACTCCGAGAATATAGGTCAGAGTAATCTCGACCGACCGAGACAGAAACTCGAACGCCCCCTGGGCCGCTTTGATAACATCGGTCGCTATTGATCCAAAAAAGACAATTGCATCCGAGAGCGCAAATATCGAATTATTAAGACCCTCCGCTCCGGTCGCTGTCATGAGCATATTAGCCCCGACCCCCTGGAGGACTAACTGGACCTCCGCCATAGCTCTCTGGAATGTCCCGGCCATCTCCCCGGCTTGCTCCATATTGACGCCGAACTCTTTTGAAAGCTCATTAAAGGCGCTCATATTGTCCAGGGCGCCGCTCTGCATTAAAGCCGCTCCCGCTTTTGCTCCGAATATATCCATAGCAAGCGAGTTTTTAAGGGTCTGGTTCTCCACCTGAGAGAGAGTATCGGCTATCTCATTGAAAACCTCATCACTCGAGCGGAGATTACCCTCCGCATCTGTCGCCGAGATCCCTAATTGGTCGAATGCCTCCGCCGCCGGTCCAGAGCCCGCCGCCGCATCTGAAATAGAGCCGGTCAATTTGATTAGACCGCTCTCGAGTTTCATAAAGGCGACCCCAGAACCCGCCGCCGCTAATCTCAATCCACCCAGGGTCTCGATCGCAATTCCTGTTTTTGTGGAGGCGTCCGTTAACTCATTTGCTAAATCGGCGATATGCTGTCCAAATGCGATAACCGCCGCTCCGGCGACCGCAGCTCCCCCGGCTATCATTCCGACCGCTTTTCCGGCCTTTTTGAACTCGGCTCCTATATTTCTCGAGGCTCTCTGAGCGTGTTTCTCGGCTTTTTGGAGCTCTCGGTCCAAATTTTTAGCCATCTTCTTAGCTTGCTCCTGAGTAACCCCAGGGATCCGCTTTAATGAGTTTTCGAGGGAGGCGGTCCGAGCCTCATAAGATATCGAAATCGTCTTGTTTACATCTGCCATTAATCCGCCCTTTCTATTTCTCTCATTAATTCATTTGCTAATTCTTGGACTACCTTATCCGCCGCTTTTATAGATGGAGTATATAGGAAATACCACCACGCCAGGCGGCCGGGTTTTAATGTGCTCTCCCGTCCGAATTGATTTAGAGACGGTTTCAATTTGCCACCTAATATCCCGGCGGCGTACTCCGCCTCATTCTCCAGAGAGACCACAATCCCTCCAGTGGTTAACCCGAATGTGATCTCAAATTGATCTACGGACCTTTGAGATTTGCGTCTCCGAACTGGCCATTCTCTCTCCGCATCTCGCTTTATTTTTTGGAGAGTGGTCTCGAGGGTTTTTGTGATTTCTGGATATGCCTTTCTAAGCGTATCCTCGAATAGAGACTGGAGAGGACCCTCGAGACGAACGGTCGCATTACCTCTAATTGCTGTAAATTTTCTAGCCATTATCCCTCCTCTCCTGGAGTTTATCAAATTGAGCCTGGATCCGTCTCTCGGTTATGCGCTCCCGTCTCCGGTTCCTTTGCTCTTTTGTCTCATTCTCGAGGGTCATATCGGCCAGTAATAGCGATTTGAGATTAGTGTCGAGAGCTGTAAACCATCCAGGGTCCCGGTTCCACCGTCTCGACATTTGGAGATCTAATCGCTCGAGGCGGCCGCCTCTGGTAGAGACAAAAAATCCGCCGTCTCCTCCACCTCCTCTCCATTAGGGAGCTTATTTATCATTTGAGACATGAGATAAGCTCCCTGAGAATAAATATCAGCGATCGAGACATTAGACCCGAGGAGATAGTCTAAGCATGATACGCCATATCCAAGAATATTATCCTTTACTGGATTATATTTAGGAGCTCCTGGAGAGGAAATAGAGAGACATATCGCCGCCGCGCAAATCCGCCCGAGCTCAGTCTGAGAGGGCTTATCACTCCAGGCGGAGATAATGTCAAATATTGAGGCGAGAGAGGAGGGGATCTGGGGATCTATAGTCCCCAGGGCTCCGAGTTTAATAGTTTTCATTCTGGGTCTCCTGGGTCATTTATGCGTAAGTGATACCGCCGTAGCAAGTAAAATTAAGCGTCCAGGCGTCCGGATCTCCCTCTGCGAATGAGAGAGTACACACACATTGAGAGAATGTGGCGACATGATCCTTAGCGTCTCCGAGACTGGAGCCGGCTACAGTGAACTCCATATCGACCGCATAATGCTCCACATAGACAGAAACTCCCGAGCCGGTGGAGGCATTAGCGTTATAATTTCCTGTCCCGGTTATGAAGTCCTGAATGCTCCCGGCGTTCGAGCTATCCGTAAATTGACGGAAATAGAAATTAAATGATCCGGTGATAGGTTGTTCGTCACCTTTTCGGACTGTGGTTATCGTGCCTCGATCTCGAATGACAGTCTGATCTCGGAGAGGGGTCTCAAATGTAAAATTGCCCTCCTCATAAGCGACCGTTAATTCTACTGCGGTCGGAGTAGTTGCGTCCGTCAATTTGATAACGCCGTCCTTCTTTGCCTTTGGTATTGTTGAATAGGCCATGATTTATCCTCCTAAGTTATGGATATAGTGTGATAGGTCGTGAATTCTATATCAAATAACATGTACTCCATGCTATCCGTTATGTCTCGAGCGCTCCGGAAAAACCGGATTTCTACGCCTGGTCTAATGCTCTGATATGAATTGAGGACGGCGGCTATTACCTCCTCCTCAGTATCTAGGGCGAGATCGTAATCGGTCGGATATGCGTCCTTTGGTCTGAGACGATAGGCAAATTTAACCCGAGCTGTAGTCTCCATCATCACTCCGACCGCTCTCCTCTGTCTCTCTGGAAATGCATTCGAGATAGAGACCTGGACCCCAAATCTCTTGTGAGCTACAGAATTCTCGTTCCGTCCAAAATACTCCGGAGGAATGAGGCTCTCTGTGAACCCACTAGCTCCGAGAGCGGAGGTGATTTGTGAGGCTATCGCCGATCTGATTTGTGATACTGAGATCGCCATTAATAACGCCCTCTCCGGTATCTAAACCGGCCATGATAGCCAGGAGAGGAGGTGTAGATAACCGGCGTTTTTGCCTGTCTCAAATCTGGATCATCCGGGCTCCCGTCGTGCCCGTAATCATAGATCCATGATATCCTTTTCCATTCATCCTGATACAATCTATAATGTTCTTGACTGAGATCCAGGTAGCGTCCGTTTGATTGACCCAGGGAGGAATGGAAATCTCTCCAGATCAAATATAAAGAGAGGTGTCTATGGCTCTCATAAAAGGCCTCTGAGCTCATGACCAAATATTCAAGCCCTCCACCCTCCGTCCTGAGCCGGCGAATAATAGTGAACCACGCATCATCAATGTATTGTTGATAACTTGTGAGGCTCGAGGGGCGGAGAGCGGAGAGATCGCTATAAACGGCGGTGAGATCTGCATCCGAGATCACAGGATAGAGCCGTCTCCGGACTAGGGCCGCCATTCTTCGGAAATTATAAACATCTCCTCCGATAGTCAGAGCCCACTCCTGGACCCATCCCTCTCCGAGCTCGAGCGAGCCGGTGAGATTAGCGGCCGAATGGCTATATTGAGCTATCCCTCCGGAGATAGTAACGGCGGCGGCGTCGACATGTGTTCCGCCGCCTGGCGTCTTGAGAGTATATGTCCCGGAGGTCGGCTCGACTAATGCTCCGTCTCGGTAGATCGGGAGCGTAGTTAATTGAGCCTTCTCTCTCTCGAGGAGCTCGACAATTCGGATTTGGGGGGCGTAAGGAGTGGAGCCGGCTGTCATTCTTTACCTCGTTTTTTTCTGGCTTGGATGATCCGGTTTTTGATCTCCTCATGAGAGATCCTCGAGTTTCCAGAGCGTCTCTGGGCCTCGAGTATCCGGGCGGCGGCTCTATTCATGGCCTCTCTATCATCCATAGTATTTTATTCCTTTGTCCTGGAGCTCGGTAATTCCCGCTTGCATGGCTTGGACCTCTGAGCGGATAGTCTCCATTTTTGCGGCTAATTCTGGAATGTGTTGTTGACGAACGTATCGGTCGATATGTCGAGACCGTCTCAAGAGGAGCCGCTTTAATAGTTGAGGATGAGGTAATTTAATTTTGCCCTCTCTCACTAATTCCATTCTCCACTCATTCCAAGAATTGCGATCCAGGGTCTCGACAAATTCGCCGGCGACATCTTCGAGGATCATAAACTTATGAGCATAATAACGCCCGCCTCGACATGGATAAACGCGTAAAAAATCAATCTGATTAGGGAGGAATATTGTATATCCTCTCCTAGCTAATGCGGCCTGTCTCCCGGTGGCGTCGACAAATTTTCCATTCATTCGGATACCATTAACTCCGGGCTTTTCTGTCTCGCTCTCGATTATTGGGAGCCATTTCCATACCATCTCGACCTCTCCCTTTTTCTTTCCGGGGATCTGTACTTTTTCGAGGGCCCAATTCTTAGGATGATGTTTAAAGAAGAACTTCGAATTAGGTCTGACAGGTAAAATTGGAGCGGTCTCCGGACCGGCGCTCCAGGGCATAGCTAAATTATTATATTCCATTTTGGGTCTCCATATAGAGAGGAAAGGGAGAGCCGGTAGATTTGAGACCCAGGTTAAATCTAATGCTCCGGGGTCTCCCTTCCTCAAAAATAAAAGGGTCTCTTTAAGATTATGCTAATGAGAGGAGCTTAACGCCTCGATTATCGTCTAGAACTCCGATACCTAGATAGCAATGTCCCATTACGATCGTGGAGGCGGTCGCCGCATCACGCTCGAATTCTACGACTATATCACCCATAGCCATAAAGTCAGAGGCTCCAGGCATGTCTCGAGGAACGCCGGTTCCATAGCCGAGAGCTCCAACTCCAAATAGACCGCCCTGGAGATCGCCTCCACCTGAGGTCTCAATATATGAGGAGGTGTAGAGATCACAATTCAAAAAGCGTCCTACATAGCCGGGACCCTTAGCGGAGATCGCCTCGAGTGTCGCCGGGCTATACGCAAAAATAGAATTGCTTTCATTTCGGAGATCGTCCTGGAGCTGTGTAAGCTGCTTTGGATGGAGGACGGCGGCGAATGGACCGGGAACGCCTCGATTGCTATCTGCCTTCTCGAGCTCGAAAATACCGTCTAACATGCCGTCGACAGTAAAGGCGGCGCCTGTATTGCCGGCGGAGGTGGTGAAGGTCGCAATTGCGGCGGCGGTGAGATCTGCGAAGTAGGCCTCATATGATCCCGCCATGCTCTGAGCAATTCGGAAAACATCAATTCCATTAGCGGCGCCTTGGAAATTGGTAATATTAGCCAAGTCGGAGACTTGATAACGGAGAGCGGCTCGAGCCACTGCGATATCTACTGAGTTATCGGTAAGGCTTGTATTTGAGGCGGCGTCTACTGCGGTATCCTCGGCGGCGGTAGCGCTGAAAACGTCTCGGCCGTCTAAGCCGGCGAGAGATACTCGAATGGTATCTGAGCCGAGACCATTAATCGATCCGATAAAATCAATAAATGGAGAATTGCGGAGGTTGTTGGTATCGGTGAGGAGGAGGCGGATCTCCTGAGAGAGCATCGCCGCCAGGCGCAAGTCAGTCTCGAGTGACCCTTGCGAAATAATGTTATTTACTGCCATTTTAAGGCTCCTATAAAAAACGGTGAATTAAGAGAGTGCTCTGGGTTATCTGCTGTTCTACCGGTGCGACCGTTCCCAATTCGCTATTAAGGCTATCGCCTTGGAAAAGTTATATCATGTTTTTTTTGTGGTGTATAGAGGGGACCTCCGGAGAGGCCCCTCAGATCCAAATTTATGATACTGTGTACATGAATTGAGGCTGAAACAGTACAGGATAAACTCCGGTGCTGATTGCGCTCGCAGAGGCTAATAAGCCTACTCGGACCACCTGATCTCCACTCGCCGCCGGGGCGGTTAATGTGACCTGTCCGGGAGTGGTACTCAAATATACATATTTGCCCTGATCTCCACTCGAGGGATTAGAGGTGAATGTCATTCCGGCGAGTTGTCCAGGGGTCGACATTACAGACTTAACGGCGGCGGCTCCACTTGGACCGGCCTCGAGAGAGACCCCGGCGACATTATAGATTAGAGACCCGGCGTCCGCATCTGCCCGGACTAACTCTCCACTTGTATTAAAGGCGAGAACCTCAAAGGCGGCGACCCCTGAAGATCCGACTACTGTTAATTGAGTGGCTAGAGCTGCTGTATCATTAATGACGAGATTTTTTCCACCCTGGACGGAGAGATTATCTCCATCGGCGACTAATAGATCGCTCGAGTTGACGCTCAATCGGACGCTTGATCCGGTCGGAGCGTTTAGAGTGACATTCCCCGAGGTCGTACTGATAGAAACGGCGGCGTCTCCTGTGGTTATATCATCCGCCGCCGTTCCGCCCCCGGCAAGAGTGGTTACTGTCATAGAACCGCCGGCGTCTCCGGATACGGACTGGATAGCTCCATTCGCACTATCGGTTTTAATACCGGTCACTTTTACGGGGACAATTTCAAATCCGGAGGGGAGGAAACTACTCGCAGAGCCATAGTTATTTAAAGTCGTATTGACGAACCCGGCGACATCAGAGGCCGGCGAGCCTGTACTCGCTCCGTTTCTGATCACAATATAGGCGGAGCCTCCAAAAGTCCCCACGTTCTCGACTTCGTAAATCCCATTATCGGCGGCGGTCGGATTGCCTTTAATGAGGACTAGATCCCCGGCGGAGGGCCATGCGGCATCACTGGAGGGAGCGGTCGAGCCTTGAAATTTGATACTGGATGAATTTTCAATGAAAATATTATAATTGTCACTTGTCCAGGCGGTAGAGGGAGGATTAGGATCTGTAACCGCCATGATATACGCATCTTCCACAGAGGCGGAGGTATAGTCTGAATTCATGACGATCGAGCGATCGGCGGTCTGGATCTCGGAGTTAACTGTAGTCGTTGTTCCGTTGACCTGGAGATTACCGTCGAGGACCGTATCTCCTGTTACTGTGAGATCATTCGGAATGGATACCGTATCACTACTAGAGGGGACAATTGGGAGTTTATTGGAGCTGTCAAATGCGAGCGTTGTATATGTGGCCATGCGGCCTCCTATGAATATCGAATTATGGTTTGGGGTGAGACTAGACAGGTCCTATCTGTAGAGGAGAGAACCCCTAATCGAATGAGAGAGGACCCGGAGGAGGAGGGCGGAGATAATGTCGCCTCCCCTGGAGTAGAGGATAAATAAACCGGCTTGCCTATATCACTATCAGAGAGCGTCTCTGAAAAGTTAACGACAGCTAAACCGAATTGGATAATGTCTATTGTCGCCCCGGCGGAGCCACTCGAGACGGCTATCCCAATTACAGAGGTTCCATTCGAGGAGGCTCTCTCGGCTAGACCTGAGCTCCCGTCTATATATGTCCTGAGAACGTCTCCGGAGTTTACGCTCTCATTCAGTGTTACGGGAAAAGATAGAACCTCGGCGTCCGTATCATCCCCAATTAATCGATAATAGGCCATTCTAAATCCGCTCGAGGATGATCTCTATATTTGCGCTCCCCGTTTGAGAGGCGACAGCGAGAGAGGAGGCTCGGTCCTCTTTTGAGTGACCTAGATCGAACGCTAGGATTTGATCCGCCGGAACTCGGACTTTATCGGCCGGCATTGCTGCGCCGTCCGAGACGCCACTCCAGGCGACATATAAAGCGGCGTCTCCTGAGATGGATACTCGGAGCTTACCCTGGGGGAGTGTGATCTCTTGCTGTAGTGTACCGCTCGAGGCGATATATTTAATAGATGGATAGGAGCTGGTAGCGCTCAAGTCAACAATAGCCATTTATGATCTCCTGTTTTGAAAAAAGGCGTTTTTGATTGCGTCTCGGTTCTGTCGATAGAACTCAAGATCCTTGAGACCTCGATCGACTAGATTATCAGTTATTGGAGGAGCCTGGAGCGCTCCTGAATTCATCTTCGGAGGAGCCGGCGCCTGGAGAGAGCTATCTGGGCGGATAGTCTGCATTTGTGGAGCGCTCTCCTGGACCTGTGGAGCCGCCTCCTGAGGAGCGGAGGTCTGGAGGCTCTGGAGGTGAGGACGGATAGAGAGGGGAGCCTGAGACGGATCCTGGACTAATCCCTCGAGCCATTCTCCGAGCGGCATCTGATCTTTTTTCGGTAGATTAGACATAGATCTCGAATATTGCCATTCGACTAACTCGAGGTGGTCCGGATCCGTCAATCCATATTTAGAAACAGCCTGATAGCGATCGAACCGTCCATTCGCATTATCCAATTGACCTTTTAAGGTCTCGATCTGCCCCTGGAGGTTATCTAGGGCTCCGAGCCGTCCAGAGACGCTATCTAGCTCATTTTGGAGGCTCTGGACCTGTGCCTCTGCCTCCGCCGCTCGAGCGCTCATTTTTTGGATCCTGGACTGGATAGCCGCCTCCATTTCGGATTTGAGGACATAGGTCTCGCCCTCATGTGATATTGTTTTCATTGGGTCTCCTGGGTTATAGGTACTCCGCCCGTTCTCGGCGGATTTTTTGTAATAAATCGATCGCCCCGGTCTCATCCAGATCGGGGTTAAGCATTCGGACCGCATCTATCGGACTGATTAAACCGGCTCCGAGTTTTGCGATTATGTCCTCTCTCTGAGCTCGGAGCTCCTCTGGGGAGAGCTCGAGGCTATGATAGCTCACTCGATAGCCGGTCTCCGGGAGATTAGTCCCGAGAAATCGATTACAGAGAGCGGCGGATTTTTCGAGGAGGTCCTCATCCGAGACACGAAAGATAGGAGCGAACCGCCTCTGGCTTTCTCTCTGTCCCGCTCGATCGATAGAGAGGGCATAACCCGATCGAGGGTCCGCATTTTGGCGAGTAAGGCTCTCCGGGCTTACTCCCGAGGATATGGCGACCCTCATCTCATATTTAGCGATACTATCTAGGAGATCCCCTGGACTAATCGGAGGAGCGAAGGTTCCGATTAGCGGCTGTCCAGAAGTATCCGGATCCGCCTGGAGGACTAGAATGGAGGATGGATCCGTAGCAATAGCCGCCCGGCGAGAGGTGAGGCCTTGATCCATTTGTGAGAGACCGGCGACCGAGGCTCCTAAAACATACTTCTGGCTCCAGGCGTTATCCCTTACACAGTGAAGATACATGGAATAGAGCACTGCCGAATTGAGGCTCCCTGTTACGGTCGTTAATCCGTCTAAAAAATTCCACAATTCGCCGGTCTTTTGAGCATGATAGACGGTTAAGGGGAGGAAAGGAGCTCCGGTTTTATTTCGAAATGGATATTCGTCTCCTCTATGCGCCGGGTGTCCCATATAGATCTCGGAAACATCTTCCCCGAGGGAGCCGTCCTGATTTACTCGATAGAGAGCGAACTCCGGATTTGATATGTCTCGAATGTCCAATACATCACAAATCCATTCCTGGTCTCCGGTCTCTGGATGGATCCTGAGACGATATTCTCGATAGTAAACTGGAATATCCGGTTGATCACTATCGACCTCACAATATACACAGTCCGGAGTTACCATTCGATAATAGAGCCCTGGATTAGAGGTCGAGCCGCCTCTCACATGAGGAACGACCTCTACTCGGACGATCGTCTCTCTGAGACCTAAAACCATTTGCTGAACTCTCGACATGAGAGGCCAGAGGCCCGCTCGAGTAGCATATCCCTCTCGACCCAATAAAGGCGAGAGATCTCCAGGGGCGGAGACCGCCGGAGCCTCCATATATAAAACGCTTAATTGGCGTGTCACTTGCTCAAATGGATTAGATGATAAATCAGAAGGACCCCAGCTCTCTCTCCGGTCCGGGGAGAGGTGTCTCGCTAATTCGTCCTCGAGGTCCTCCTCCCAGGCTCCGGTTAACATGCGGCGCCTTAATGAGGTGTGCTCCCATCTTTTTTGATCAAGATTAGTAGGAGCGAGAGGCTTTAAAGGGAAATCATATCTAATCATTAGTACATCCGAATTTTAGCGGGTGGAGTAAACCTCTCATGTATAACCGGGAGGACGCAATAACGTAATCCGTCGATTGCATGGCCATATGGATCCGTGCTTTTTGCCGAACTTGTCCGCTTTAAGGTCCATCTCTGGAGAGAGGAAATCAATTGGCGACATTCTGGACGGATCCAGAAATGCTCTCGGCTTAATATGCTATATATCATACTTGCCGAATAATAAACTGAATTTTTAAACTTGAGAGCTGTCCTAATCGTGAAGGGGAGCCCTCGAGGCGGTAAATTGAGGACCCGCTCGAATGCTCTCATGAGGAGACCGTTCGACATTTTAAATCCTCGGTTCCCTCTCTGCGCATAGTGCGCCCCGTCTCCGGTCCATGTACACATAGCCGGATCGACTTGGTATCTTTTGAGGAGCTCCAGGATCCCTCTCACATGTACTTCAGGAGAGGAGGCTCCTCCGATATACTCTCCGAGAATGTAGATCCTCGGCTCCTGGGGTTCTTTCATATCAATAGCCGAGAGAATGGCGACCTGTGTTCCAGGTTGAGAGCCATGATCTATCCCCACAGCGAATTTATAGTCCCCTGGAGGACAAGGGGCGGAGCTTATCATAGTCGGTTTGAAATTATCAAATACCAATTGAGACGGGTCTATCCCCACATCGAACGAACCGCTAATCCTGGCGTCTCTGTCTATTGGGAGATATGTGGAGGCGATATGATCGATTTGATCCTGAGAGAGGAGGGGCTCGCATCCTCTCGGAGTGGTATCCTCGACCGTTAAGGGCGCTCTGGTACATGAGATCCGGCCGTCCTCTACCATAGCCCTTAAATATTGAACATCGCATCCGACCGGGGTCATAGTAATAGAGATCGTCCCGGTCTTGCCGCCGGCTCCTCCTCGGAGTACTCGAGCGGCGATCTCCCCCCAGGCGCTCTCCGGGATAGGTTCGTCCACTGCCACGAATGGAATTGAGGCGGAGGCTAGTCCGAGGCCCTGAGCTACTGTCTTGATCCGGACTATACTTCCGTTTTTAAAGCGGACAATTGGGACCTGTCCTCTAAATCCACGCCCTGGAATGAATACACAGTCCTCATGTAAAGCCCCGGCCGGTATCATTCGATAGAGTTTATCCTGAATGGTCCGAGATTGATCATGAGAGTGAGTAATTAGCCAACACTCGACCGGAGGCGGCTCCACTTGTAAATAAGGATGAACCCCGAGACATCTATAGAGGATCTCCGCACAATTCGCCGCCGTTTTTCCGACCTGATTTCCTCCTAATAGGAGCTTAATTGGAGAGGGGTCTCGGAGGAATGCCTCCTGAGGAGGTGTCGGCCTGAAATAGGAGAGCGGGTTCTCCTGGACCCGTCTCTCCAATTCCAAAATAGATCGAGCGATCTCTATCATCAGAGACGCCTATCAAATAAAGATATGCAGCTCTCCGGGCTCTCTGTCTTTTGGCATGTCTCGAGAATGAGTATTTTATTTTGAACATTCGATATCTGCTCACATTCCGCCCCGCTCGCTTTAGCGTCTATCCCCCTGGTCATCATCCGACAGAACATCTCACGACAGAGGAGATCGTTCCCGGCTTGCTCTATATACTCGAGGCTACAAGGCGTCTCGAGGAGATCAGGCTCTGTCAAATTAGAGGCGGGCTCATGAATTGCGATAGTGCTCTCGATTAGACCCTTGAGATCTATCTCCTCCGGTTCTTTCTGTCTCTCGACATAGACCCAAATGGAGGAGGTGAGAGCCACCCCTCCGAGGACGCCGGCTAATATACTGGTGATCATGCTATCCCCTTTTGATCGATACGACATTCGAGAGATCCATAGATAGTCTGTTCTGGAGGCGCTGTCTCAATACGGGAGGCATAGCCAGAACCGCCGCCTCTATTTGTGTGATGATTTGCTCATCTGTCATAGCCTGGAGGCCGTCCTGAGTTTCCTCCGCCTGGAGAGACTGGATCTCTCGAGTGACAGAGAGGAGCTGTCTCTGGAGAGCGGCGTAGGCTTGCCAACTTTCCGCCGCCGCCGCTTTATTGATCGCCTCCTGGAGAGAGGTGCTCTGACTTTTGAGGAGCTCCCCTGGAGAGCCCACCGCCGCCGCCGCCGTCTCTGGAGCCTCCTCGATCTCATGAGTGCTATCTCTCCGATAATTATATCTCCGCTCGAGTAGCCAGGCGGCCGCTTTCCAGTCCTTCCTCGAGCCCTCCTCTATCCGCTCGAGCATTAGATCGGCTCTCTCACATTCTGCATTTGAGACGGCCTCGAAAAACTCGATCCGAGCTTTACTTTTTTTCGCTCTGCCCTCTCTCATGTATTTGTAAAAGGTGGATTGAGAAATCCCGGCCGCTTTACATGCGAGCGTATAGGTCGCCCCCTTCCGGAGGGCCTCGAGGAGGGTCTCTATTTGTTTTTGTTTCAGTGGTGATCTGGGCATTTAGATTTTTCCTGGGTCTATTGTGT